CCAATCTTAATTTTATTAATGGTGGTTTCATTCTTGTTCTATCTTTACTCATTCCGACACTACCTCTAGCATATTCAGGATAGGTTAAGGATGTTAATTTATTTATTTTTCTCCATATAGCTTTTAGTTCCGCTTCAGTATGAGCGAACACTTTAAGCATCATTGAAATAGTTCTTGAGGTTTTTGAATAAGTGTAAGCACTTTCACTTCTTCCAATATAATCTATAGGACTCCATTCTGGTTGTAACTGTTCATTAACACCCTCAAGAAATGCTCTAAAAAATATGTAAGAACCATCTCGTAAATCTTTAAAGTAAAATGGCATTCCATTTTCTTCAGCTTCTATATTAGTTGAAAAATTTTGATCAACATTTCCATAACCATCCAGACCAAGCCCAACAGTTCCAAAATCACTCGCTTCCAATGTAGTACCTTTAATCATTGGAGCTAAAGTCATTTTATCACCAGTTGATGTTTTTGGTACTATTTGGCCCCCACCAAAAAAAGCTCCGAATTTTTGTTTTATTGTTTGTTCTAATTCATCTTGAGGGGACGATTCACCTGTAGAACTACCATCGTTTTGAGTAAAAGTATCATTGATTGAATGATCAACATCAGGGATACCAACACCATATTTATTACCCCCTCCAGCTGCAATAGCATCAGCTATTGCTTCACGCCTTGCATCTGCTTCAGCTCCACTTGCAGCACGATCGGCAGCTTTTGTTTCAGGTCTTACACCTCGATTGGTAACGCCAGGTTTGAATTGTTCCCAATTTCTAATAGCTTCTGATAATCCACCCCCACCTAAATTCAAATCAATTCCTTCTCTTCTTGTAAACTGTAGATTTGGTTTTCCTATTCCTAAAAGTCTAGATCCAGCTGAAAATATTGTTGAAAGAGGATTATAACCAGTTTGGAATCTTTGTGGAACTCGAATTAAACCATCTCCTTCTTTATCCTTGACAACATTCGTATTAACGATAGTGTGTATATTTTGTTTTAATGCAAAAGCTACACCTGCAGGAGAAGCTATAAATGATGATAATCTAACCGTATCTGTTAAGGCTCTCACTATAGGTACAGAACGACCACCTAAACTCATATTTATTGTTCTACCACTCGCTCCATCACTTTCATATCTAGGCATATTACTTACAATGTATGGTTCATCACCTAGAAGACCTCCTCTCCAATCTCCACTATGATTTTTAATATTTAATTTTTCTAAATCTATAAATTTACTATAATGATAACCCCCAAAAGGATCTTTAGGTTTATGATTATTTGTATATAATGCTTGCCAACCCAAATCTTTGATATCATTACTATCTTTTACTTTTTGAGGTGATAAAAATCCAGGAGTTATATTAAGATTATCATTATAACTTGGAATACTATCTTGTACTATTGTTCTACTTAAATTAATGTCACCATTTTCATAATATCTACTAGGAGGACTATTTTTAGACCCCACATATAATTCCATTAATGGTTTTTTAGTTGGATAACCTCCACCATTTGAATTTATATTACCCGAATTAATTATATCATTTCCTGTTTCAGAAGAAAAATAACCTTTTGGTGAATTAATTGTTGCAAATCCAGCATAATATGGAAGAGGAAATATTCCAGCTATACCATCATCAAATCTTGTTCCTGTATATGGATTTTTTACTTTTACATCACTTCTTGGGTCGTAATAATAGGTATTATATAATTTTTCACTGGGCATTCTTACCATATCGAAATATTCAGGAGAATCTAATGTAGGTAAAACAGGTTCAGGACTTATACCCATGCTACCAAGATCTGGACTTGGTTTTGTTGGATTTGGATTAAGTGAATCAAGTTTTGGAGTTGGTTTTATAGGAGTTGGTCCGAAATCTAGTAGGTCATCCAAAGTAGTGTGATCTTCTACATGCCTATTATTTGGACCTTCATGTATACTTCTTGTATAACCATACTTTTCATTAGTATTACTAAATATACTTTTTAATTTTTCTAAACCCATATTTATCCTCTAAATTAACTTATTAGACTCACATCATTTATTTTTCTATTAGTATCTCTTGATTGTCTATACATCGTTCCACCCGTATCAAAGTATGTCATCATCTCTCTTCTCAATAAACTTATTTCTTGTCGTATAGCTTGTGCACCTTGATTAAAACTATTCATTGATTTAGTATCAACTTGATTGTTAGCTTGAATATTACCAGAAGTATTTGGAATAAATAATTCAGGTCCTTTTTCTCCAACTATATAAGGTGTATTAGAACTTACAGGTCCACCTAAAGCTCTACCCGAAACCTGTTCATTAATTGCTGAATAATCAACATTGATTGATTGTCCTTCTGTCGGGTTACTCATATCACCAATAAAAGTCCTTGTACCAAAAAATCCACCCAGTCCACCTATAGCTCCTCCAAGTATAGCACCAAATGGACCACCAACCATAAATCCAAGAGCGGCACCAAAGAATGTTCCAAGAACACCCATCATAATATCTAAATTTGAAACAATGGATATAAAAATATTAGCTACCTTTTTAGCCATGTCTTCCAATTTTTTCATTCCACCTTCCTCTAACCACTCTTTAAGTCTTGTTACTAAGTCTGTAACTATTGGTTGAACTTGTTTTAAAAACACAGCACCTAAAGACTTGACTTCATTCGTCATAGTTGTAAGTGCAGATAATCCATCTTTACCAAGTACTTCTGCAAAAGATTTACCTTGAACAACTCCCTCTTTTTCCGCCATTACTAATTTTTCCATAGTTGCAACATCAGTGTTTAAAGCTTTAGCTAAAGCCTGTCTTTCAAGAGTATTTAGTTTGTTAAATTCTTCTTCAGAACCAAGTTGGTTTATTACTTCGTCCATCATAGCACTTAAATCACCAGTAAGTGCTAACTCTCTAGCTTTTTGAAGATTTATCTGTCTACCTATCATAATCGAAGCTTCAATTTCAGCATTTAATGATTCTTGGAAATTTAATAAACTACCTGCTATACCATCTACTGTTGATAGTTCTAATCCCATTTTTTTAGCTTGAACAGCTGCTTCTGTAATACTTTCTAGATTATCCCTACCAAATTTAGCAATAGTCTCAGCACTTTTTGCCATATCTGCCATTACACTTGATGGATTAACATTATTCATCTCAGCCATTCTATAAGTAGAATCAAGTAAATCTTTAGCTTGACCTTCAGTAAATCCTTTCATACCTACAAGTATTCCATATAATTTAGAACTTTCATCAACTGATATTCCGAAACCTCTAGCTGAATCTAAAACTTGTGCAGACATTTTAGAAGCCTCGTTAAATCCTATTCCAAAATTATCTGCTAAAGAAGATGTAGCAGTAACTATGTCACCCATACCATATCCAAGTTTAACAGCAGCTATATTCATATCAAACATATTTTTATTAAGTGTTTCTGATTGAACACCCGCAACACCAAAAGATTCTCCAAGTTTATCTTGAAGAGCAGCAATTTTTTTAGACACATTAAATATCATTTTAAGTGTTCCATATATTGCTAAGGCAGATATAGCTGCAACTCCAAGAGCTTTAAGAAAAGCCATTCCAGGACCTTTACCACCCATACCTTTTGTAAAAGCATCTCTAAATTTCATATTTCCCGCAGCGACTTGAACCATATTTTTTTTAATTTGTTTCATATTTTTTTCACCAAAACCTATAGCTTCAAGGAACATACCTCCACCTGGTATCCTTTTAACAAAATTTGTCACCCTTTCTAAAACGCCAAACATTTTAGCAGCTTGCATCTTTTGCATATCAGTGACATCCTTTAATGCCTCTTGTTTTTCTTTCTGAACTTGTAGAAATTCTAATTCTTTTTGAAGTTGTTTTTGTACATTTATAGTGTGGCCTTTTGCAAATCCACCAGATTTTTTGAAATTTTTCTTTCTTTGTTGAGCTAATTGTTCTTCAACTTCAGTCATTTTTTTAGTTAAATCTGCAACTTTTTCACTAGGTTGTTGTTCAGATTCAACTATATCACTTACCTGTTTAGCCAAATCAATTCTTTCTTTTATAGCTTTTGTTAATTTACCTTCTTTTTTTAACGCTTCACTTAAATATGTAGTATATGTTTTAGTGAGGTCATTACCTTCCTCCTGTAAATCATTAATTTTCTGTTTATAGATTGCCTCTTGTTCTCTAGCTTTTATTTTTTTCTTATCATCTTCCATCCAATAAATCCTTCGCTGTATATGGTTTTATTCTAACTCTATCTTTAGAACCCATTGATTTTAATTCATCATTTATTGATTTTTCAAATTCAGAAACTGTCTTATTTAATTTTTTGATACTATTATTTACTTTTTTACTTTTCTTTAAGGCGGGATTTAGATAAAAGAATTTATATATTTTATCCATCGTCCAAGATATAATTCCCTCGTTTAACACTCTTTCTCTATCCATATATGATTTTTTCTTCGACATAATACTCTCCTAATTAGATGTATCTATTCATATATAAATATCAAATATCTAAAAAATTATCGTTTGAATTTTGGATTGATGGAAGGTCTTGATACTGATTTATTTTTTTGTTGAGCTTTTTCTATTTGTTTTTTTTCTGTTTCTTTAGCTTTTACTAATTGTTGATAATAAAAACCTCTTAAATATACAGGCATATTATATATATCAGAATGTGTAAAACCACCTTCACCATAATATATTAATTGAAATATTTGTTCGTGGATTGTTTTTCTATCTTTAGGCTTTAGGCCAAAAAAACTCAGTGGTTAAAGGTATATTTACCTCAACCACATCACCTCCTATTTCTACATTTTGCTTTAATTCAATATCAGGTGAAATTCTTTGTATTTCCTGTCTTAAAGATAAAGAATCTCTTGCTAACATATTTTGAGCAAAATTATTTATTGTAGCTGGAGTATCATCACCATCAACTGATGTTATGACATGTCTCAATCTAGTTGTCAATTCAGGTGTAATATCAGAACCTACTTTTTTTATTCTAGTCAATTCAGTATCAATTAATTTTTCTTCTTTTCCTGTTAATATTTTAAATTCTACATTTATTTTAGATACAGGTAACTCGAAGTTAAATTTGTTTTCTGATACATCTTGGGGTACTTTTTTGAAAGGACAGTCAGCTAAACTAAATGTGTGTTCAAAAGCTTCTGAAGTATTGGGGTTAATTACTTCACAGGTGTATTCAGAACCATATGCTAAAACTCTAGTTGCAACCATAACCGCATTTTTGTCACCTAAAAGTAAATCATTTATATTTACACCCTCAGTAACGATTAATGAATCTAATAATTTTTCAACAGCTAAACCTTTTTTAATAAGATTTTGTGATGTGAGGATGTCCTCTTCTTTTGCAGTCATATATTTTAATTCAATCTTACCACTTGATAATGGATGTTCTTTTGGATAAAGTTTACCTTCACTCGGTAAATCTATAACTTCAGTTGGAAAATTTTGTTTTTTTTGTTCTGCCATTTTACACCTCCAGTGCTCTTCTGAACCAACCTAACCAAAATTTCTCTTGATTTGGTTTGTCTATAACTATATTTGCGAATCTTAATACTCTATAAGCCCTTACTCTATCTAAACTGATATTTTGTATGGCTTTTAATGTAGCTGGTCCTAATCCACCATCTACATCTATTTTATTTCTGTTTTTAGAATTAGCAGCTTGTTGTAAAACCTTAACAGCTCCCCTTCTACCAAAATTAACACACATATCAAAATAAATATGTCTTAATTGTGGGGGAACTTCATCACACTTACCTCGTCTCCAATAGTCTGTATGATATATTTTTTTAGCTTGTTCTTTGGTAAGATTTTTAATGTCCACATCAGGATACCATCTTTTAGCGATTCCATACTTGGTTTCACCACCAGCATCATCAGGGTCATTCACATAACCACCTTCGTGTTCTAAAACTATTTCTATTATTTCGTCAAAAGTTGTTTTCATTTCATATATAAATATATATTTTATAAAAAAACCCTCAATTTTTTTATTGAGGGCCTTTTAATTTATATTTTATTTTTTACCAATTAGAATTGAAGTATAGCGTAATCATATTTTAATGTCAATGTAATTTCAGCAGGATCACTTGATGCGAAATCTAAATCACCAAAATTAGCAGATTGAATGTATGTTCCTTTTAATATCCATTCTTCTACTACATCACCTACAGGCCCTAACATATTAAAAGTTACATCTTTTTTATAAAAATCAGCATATCCATCTCTACCAGTTACTGATTCATGATGTAATCTAACCCATTCCATAACCGCCTGTGCAGCTGAAGGAACAACAGGGTCATATAGAGTAATATCAATAGGTTGCCATCTTGATTTACCTTTAACATATCGTGTTACATTCATATGTTCAAGTATTACTTCCTCTGATTCTATTGATGGTCTATTTGCTACCCTAATTGTATAAGCAGGTATACCATCTATATTCATTTGAAACCTATTCTTTAATTTAGGTTCAAATGGTGTAAACATTATATCTTGTGGTTCTAATAATTCTGGCATTTCGTTTCTCCTAATTACATACCTTTACTTTCATATATAAATATAAAAAATATGAAAAAATAATAGATATTTATACTACATTAACCTTTTTATTCTGGAAATGTAGCTCCAGTAGGTTGTACTGTAAAGTCTAATACAATAAACTCAGCAGTTCTTGTTGGTTGAACAAATATTTGACCATATAAGATATTTCTATCTATTTGATCTGGAGTATTATTTATTTCATCCATAACAACTCTGAAATCGTGTAATCCACTTTGTGATTTTACTTGTTCTAAAAATGGGTTAGTAAGACCTAAAAATTTTCTTCTTGTAGCTGCTGTGTTTTGTTCAAATACTAAGAATCTTGAAGAACTTGCAATGAACTTTTTAACTTTAATTAATAGTCTTCGTACATTAACTCTGTCTAAAGCACTTGATTTCTTTTGTAATGTTTTTTGTCCAAAGACTACAACACCTTGACCTGGAAATGTAGCTAATGGATTAATGTTCGAGTCATACAATGTATCTCTGTTAGATTGTGTTAATTTTCTTTCTGCAAGCATAGCTTCTGATAACTGACCACGATTCAATCCAGCAGGAGCGAACCAGGGATGTCCAACCTTATCATTAAATGCATACATACCAGACACAACCACAGAAGGTGGCACCCATCTTATATTTGATGATTGTTTATCACTTACTTTAACCCAAGGCCAATACATAGCTGCATAACTTGAATCACGAGTTTTAGCTTCTGCAGTAACATTTGAAATTGAATTACCATATGTAACTGGATCTAAAATAACAAAACAATCACCTCGTTGTTCACAAACATCAATAGCTTTAGCAGCTACAGATGTATGTTTCATTGATATAATTCCTGGTAACAATATCAAATTAATATCAAATTCATCTTGATTAGAGATTAATTTAAGAGCATTTATATACTCATTAGCTCCAGCAGCAGCACCATCTGCACTTGGATCTAATCCCTGTGAATTATTCTCACTTATATTTTCATAGAAATTTCGTGGATGTTGAACAGTACCATCAGTTCCACCACTAAATGAACCCCCAAATGAACCACTATTTGAACCACTTGAAAATGATGGTAAAGAAGCAGAATAAGCTGCATTAGAAATGATACCATTCTCATCAAGGTAATCTGATGTCTGTTCAAATACTTCTACTCTTACAAATTTAGATTTTCTTGGATAATTACCATAAGATTGTAAATAAGCATCTCCATTAGAATCAGTTTTAACATTTTGATATGAATCACCAATTGCTTTTGCAATGTAGTCATTTGAATTTGGATCAAGAGATAAATTATTCCAAGTTTCAAGTATTTTTTTTCTATTATGAATATCATCACCCCGTCTTATCAATAAGGTGAATGTACCTTTACTTATATTAACATCAGATATTTCCCATCTTAAATTATCCTTTGAGCCTGATTTTAATAAATTATTTGTATCACTTGGGCCAACACTATTCATTATTTCACCATCAGCTAATGTATGTAATTTAAATACTTCCTTAAATGGACCTTGATGACTACCACCATCCAAATAAGTATCATTACCTAATAATGTCCTTCCTGTATTTCCTGAAATATCTTGGAATGATGATGTACTAGGAACACCTAAAGGATAAAATGATGATGCACTTGTGAAACTAAATATAGTATCAGTTACATCTCTATCACCACCAATTATAGCATTAGAAGATAAAGGATGATTACCAAAAAAACTAGAAGTGAATCCAACCATAGAAGCTGAATTATCAAAACTAGCAGATATATATGAAGTTAAACCATGAAGAGAACCACTATTATTAACAACATCAGCAAAATCTTCAGCTATAGATCTTCCAATTGGATGATTATTATATTTAACAGCAGAACTTCCAGTCACAATATGAATTCTTGTTGCAGTATTTAATTTTGTAGGATTTTGAGCATCACTTTTACTACCTGTAAATAAGAATGTAACTCCACCAATTGAAGCACTTATAGTTTGTAAGGATGCTACATTAGCAGAACCAGTATGTGTAAAGTAAGGTGCTCTACCACCAGCTGTGGGAACACTACCTGTTTGTGGAAATCTAATACTTCCAGTTGCATATACACCAGTCGTAGATAATCCTGTACCAACTACAGATGTATCCACAGAAGATGATATAGTTGCAGAAGCACCAGCGTATGAACCTGCTAAAACTCTTACAACAGTTAATTGATCACTATTTTTTAAATATTGTTCTGCAGTGTGAGATGTTAAATATTGATAGTAACTACTTCCACTTTTAAAAGAATCACCAAATAGCTCTTGAAATTCAGAATAAGAATTTACAATTATTGGTGATAATGCTGGACCTTTAACAGTTGGTCCTATAACTACAGCTCCAATTTCAGCAACTGCCGGTGGTAAAAATGATTTGTCTATTTCCTCTGTAAAAACACCAGGACTTATAATTTTTTCAGCCAATTTTTTCTCCTAATATATAAGAGGGTTAAATTAATAACCCCCTTATTTAATTATACTCTATTCTGGAAATGTAGCTCCAGAAGGTTGTATTGTGAAATCCAACACAATAAACTCAGCAGTTCTTGTAGGTTGAACAAATATTTGACCATAAAGGATATTTCTATCAACTACATCTGGAGTATTGTTTGATTCATCCATCACAACTCTGAAAGCATTTAATCCACTTTGAGACTGAACTGTTTCTAGGAATGGTTGAGTTATATTCAAGAATCTTCTTCTTGTTGCCGCTGTATTTTGTTCAAATACAAGGAATCTTGAAGATGAAGCAATAAACTTCTTAACTCTGATTAATAGTCGTCTTACATTGATTCTATCAAGAGCACTTGATTTCTTTTGTAATGTTTTCTGACCAAATACAGTTACCCCTTGTCCAGGGAATGTTGCAATTGGATTAACATTTGAATCATATAAATTATCTCTATTTGTTTGAGTTAATTTTCTTTCAGCTTGAACTGCAACATCAATACCACCACGATTTAAACCAGCTGGTGCAAACCATGGATGAGCTACTTTATCATTAAACGCATATATTCCACCTAAAGCAACTGATGGTGGCACCCAAACATTTTTTCCAACTTCATTGTCTGGCATTTGAATCCAAGGCCAATACATAGCTGCATAGTTTGAATCGTGAGCTTTAGCCCTATCATTTACTGTAGTAACATTCGTTGTTCCATAAATAACTGGATCTATAATAACAAAACAATCACCTCTGTCTTCACATATATCTATAGCTTTAGCAGATACAGCACGATGTTTATCTTCTACAATACCAGGTAATAATAATAAATTAAAATCATATTCATCTTGATTTTTTAATAAATTAAGTGCTTTGTTGTAAGCAGTTAAACCTTGATTAGCTGTAGCAGGATTATATCCTTGACTATTAGTACTAATGTATTCATTATAATGATGAGTTGTTATATTTGTACCATTTGGATTACCTAAAGCATCAAATCCATAATACCCATCAGAAGCACCTACAAATGAACCACTATTTGGTCCTGGTAAGGAAGCTGATAATGAATTTAATCTGATATTTCCATTTTCATCAATATAATCAACTGTTTCTTTAAGAACTTCGACTCTTACATATTTAGATTTTCTTGGATATTGTCCGTTATATTGAACATATGGATCTGATTCAGTTCCACCTAATGATATATAAGAATCACCAATTGCTTTTGCAATGTAGTTATTTGAATTTGGATCAAGAGATACATTATTCCAAGTTTCTAATACTTGTTTTCTTTTATCGTTATCATCACCTCTTCTAATTAATAAAGTAAATGTACCTTTATCTCTATTTAAACTTGTTACTTCCCATCTAAGATTATGTTTTGATCCAGATACTAATAAACCATTTGTTGTTATATATTCTGAACCAGTAAGATGAGAATCTAACTTAGTATTTTGTAAAGTACCCTCATTAAAAGTGTAAAGATTAAAAGCAGCAGATGCGACATTGTGATAATGTCCCACAGAACTACCTGTATAGTGGGGGACAGTTCTATCACCGCTATCATTACTTCCTGTAGGAACATAAGCATTAGCTGTTGTTGGTGAACCATCCATAATTCTAACAACTGTTAGTGTATTAGAGTGTTTCAAATATTGTTGAGCTGCTAAAGATGTTAGATAAGTTTGGTAACTACTTCCACTTTTGAATGTGTCACCAAAAAGGTCTTGATATTCAGCATATGATGATACGGTAGTTGGTACTAAATGAGGACCTTTAACTGTAGGACCCACAAGAGCTGCTCCAATTTCTGCAACTGCTGAGGGTAGAAAGGTTTGATCTATCTCATCTGTAAAAACACCGGGAGATATAATTTTTTCTGCCATTTAAGTTCTCCTTGTTCGAGTTAGTTTTTTTTAATTTTAAATAAAGAATATGCTTATGCAAATAGACAATATTTTTCATATATAAATATATGGTTTTGTTTCAAAACGGTAAACTTTATATTGTTTTTTAAGAATTATTTTTAGTAAAGATTCCAGTTTCTGGATTTAAAGTGCCTTCACCATATTTTTTTGTAATTCCATCAAGAAATTTATTTTCCTTCTCTTGATTATCCTTAAATTGAGTATGTAAAGATTCTTCATGATTATCAATTTCATTAAGTTGATTATTTAAATGAATTTTACTTATACTTAATTGTCCAAATTGTTCTTGAATTTTAAAATAAGTATTTTGGATTTCTTTAACCTCATTTAATTCTTCTTCTGAAAATTTTGTTGCTTCTTCATATTTTTTAGCTAATTTTGATTCTTCTGTCATTTTATAACCTCCATTTGTTTCATATATAAATATATATTAATTTTTCAAACCCTAAATAATTTTTTCAGAAAGAACAATTTTAGATTTAGTTAATTGTCTTCTCATATTTGATTTTTGATTTGTAACTACTGAATTTAAGTATTCTGGTAATAAATATGATTTTGTTAATACCGAAAATGTTGATTTTACAAATCTTTCACCATCTACACTCATCTCTGATGCATCAGTTATTGAATCTATTGTACATAAAAATTTATATTGTTCTGATTCACCCCAATATGTATGACTTTGATCTACAAATGTCTCTACTAGTGGATTCATTTGTTCTATAAAGTTTGTCCATAGTACAAATTCATAAGTTATATCATTAAAGTTAGGCATACTAGTAACTAATTGTTCTTGTTTTGGTCTTATACCTGTTTGAACTGAAAATCTGTCGTATTGATTATCTTTAGACCAACCAGAGTCTCTTACTACATTTACATGTTCACCCTTAACATCGTGTGGAAAAGATTGTCCTGATAAATCGTTTCTTGCAACTTCTGTTCTTCTTAACATAATTAATGGTAATATAATAGTACCATTTTTATCCCTCATTACTCCCCTTTTTCTTACAGATTTCCATCTTTCTTCATTACCATACATAACATTTACACCAACAGTTTCATTAGCTTCACTAACTTTTGGTTTAATTACATTTTTCACATAACCTAAAACAGCAGAATCTATATCTTTAAGTGTAATTGTATAATTTTTTCCATAATTATTTCCAGGAACAATAGTTCTAGCAACATTACCACTTTTTATTTTGGTATTTTTAGTAGAAACTTGCTCCCCCCTATTAATATTGGAACTAGCGACTACTTGTTTATTTGTTATTGGTTTAACGGCCATTTCGTTTTCTCAGTTTTTTTAATTTATTTAATTTGTTATTAACTTTACCTTTTATTTCCTCTGATTTTAAATCACTCAAATCTGCTTTCCCTATTGCAATAGACCTTTTTACATCCACCTCAACGGCTCTATTCTTTTTAACTATATCAGGATTAACTGTCAACCCATCAAGTTTATTCATAATACCAGTCATCATTTCATTCATTTGTAAATTACCATTATCTGGTTGATATGTGTGTTTTGTCTCACCATATATATCTTCGTCATCCTTAACATTACCATTCACTTCAACCTTTGGTTTAGGTGTTTCCTTGTAATTAGGATTACTTGTATCATATTTTACAATTCTTTTATTTGTTATTTGTTGAACTGCCATTATTCATAACTCCCAATTTCATTCCAAGTTGGTACTCCTTCAGCTATACTTCTGTGATGATCCTGTACAGTTATATCATCACCTTCTCCGACTGCAGCATTAGTTAATGTTCCGTGATAACCATATGGACCTAAAT